TGAAATGGAAGAGGATGAAGATTAATTCATAAATAACCCTAATAGTATTCAACATTCTGTTACTCATATGACAACGACAACAAAAGCAAAAACTCCTGTTAAAAAGGCAACAACAAAAGCAAAACCAGTCACAGTTGCTGCGACTCCAAATCTTCCTAATAATCCTTTTGCTTTTGAGGTTTTTGATCTTGTATCGAAGCAAAGATCAAATGTCAAAAAAGTGGAAGTTTTAAAAAAGTATGAACACGTTTCCTTGAAAGCAATTCTGATTTGGAATTTTGATGAATCAGTTATTTCAATGCTTCCAGAAGGTGCAGTTCCATATTCTGGATATGCAGACCAAACTTCTTACAGCGGGTCTCTTACAACAAAGATTTCTGAAGAAGTTCGTAAGATGCACGAAACTGGTTCTTTCTCAATTGGGTCAAGCGATAAACAAGGGCATACAACCATTAGTAGAGAATATAAAAATTTCTATCATTTCATCAAAGGTGGAAATGACTCACTGAATAATATTCGTCGTGAGACGATGTTTATCAATATTCTTGAAGGTCTTCATCCGCTTGAAGCAGAAATTATCGTTCTTACAAAAGATAAAAAACTTGATACCAAGTATAAGATTACAAAGGAAATTGTTGCAGAGGCATACCCAGACATCCAATGGGGTGGAAGAGGTTAATTTTATAGAGTGGATTGAACATTATGGAAAAGAAACTTATAGAAAAACCAAAGATGCCATCAGAAAGAGAAAAAGCATCCACAGAAGATTTAAATCACATCTGGACTCCCGAAGAAAAGGAGTTATTTAAATCTAGATATGGGTGTGAGGTTCTGAAACAGAACTGCACATTCGAAGAAGCACAGGACTCCTCTGTTCCTACTGATGCTTATATTGTAACCTATGAAATCAATGGTAAGACTTGTTATGACTTGACCAGATGTGGCAAGAGAATAAATCTTTTCGATATGTATTATGATAATCTTGGACCAGTCGTCCGCAATATTGACTGGGGTTATGGAAAAATCAATCCAAAACTCTGGGGTTATAAGACACCCGAAAAGAAAAAGCGAAAGTGATTTCCCAGATAGGGCAAAAAAATTCCGCCAAAATTTTCTCACGTGAAGGTTTTATAAAATTGTGCGTTTTGATACAAATTAAAATTGCTACATACATTTGAGTATGTTATAATGCTCATACGTTCATCTAGAAAACTAGACGGAAGTACGCCGACTCGGAACGAAGTCGTTCATCTATGGAAACACTTCTTTTAACTTGTCTTCAAGCACAATTCTTAATTAAAAGAATTGAAGTGACTCATTTAACTCCTAGAGAAAAAAATGATTTAATCTGGGAAGTTAGGCAGGTAAGTCGAAAGGAATGTAAAATAGACGCAAAAGCCGACGGAAGGAACGCTCTTTAACCTAAACCATTAAGGAGAAACCTAATGTCACAAGTCGTATATCGTGGTGTCCCATATGACACCGAAGTTCGCCGCCAAGAGCAAGCACAGCAGCAACCTCAACAACATAACGAAACATATCGTGGAGTTAAGTTTGTAAAGGAGGCACAAAAATGAATACGTATTTCGTTCGCTATCTCAAGCAAAAAGTAAAGAAAGAAAATTTTCTTAAAATCGCACAACTGAATATGGCAAAGCAACCTCAAGTTGCTTAAGAAATCAGAGAGGGACTTGACTCCCTCTCTTTTTTTATGTAAAATAGTGGAAAACCAATTACTATGGATAAAGACAGATTAAAACTGATAGTCCGAAATCTAGAACTTTTGGTCGATTCTTTGAAAGCAGAAATTTATTCTGATACCACTGCTTATAAGTATGATGATATAAAACCAAGAGAATTGGACTATGATGAAATTTTTGAGGATTCTGAATGAATAGGGCAAAGAAACTGGTTAAACTGCTGGAAAGGATGTTGAAACAAGACCATCTATTTTCAGCAGAACAACTAGTAGAAATGAAACAACAACTGCGAGTTGTAAAACAAGAACTTGCAGAATTAGAAACACAAACATCAAAAGGATTTGGAAAAAAATGACTGTAAAACTCATTAGCGTAACACCAGATGCAGAAAAAACAATGGCATTCATTGCACGAGTTTCTAATCCTGCGAATCAAGACAACGAAAACTATGCCAAGTTGCTTGCTTATTGTATTAAGCATAATCATTGGTCTGTGTTTGAACAGTCTTCTATGACTCTTGAGATTGAAACGAATCGTGGAATCGCCGCCCAGATACTTCGACATAGGAGCTTTACATTTCAGGAATTTTCGCAACGGTATGCTGATACTAATCTAATTACCGAAAATATTCCTATTCCTGATCTTCGTAAGCAAGACACCAAGAATCGCCAGAATTCTACAAATGATCTTGGTGATTATGTGAAACTCAAGTTTCAGACAGAAATTGCTGAATTGTTTACGCACTCTAATAACCTCTACAAGCGAATGTTGGAGGCAGGGGTAGCAAAAGAGTGTGCAAGGTTTGTACTGCCCTTGGCGACGCCCACACGCATCTATATGACGGGCTCGTGCAGGTCTTGGATACATTATATCAATCTTCGTTCTGCCAATGGAACTCAAAAAGAGCATATGGACATTGCACTTGCTTGCAAAGAAGTTTTTAAAGAACAATTTCCTTCAGTGTCAGAGGCACTGGAATGGGTCTAAATATTTTTGTGTTGAAATTATAACGGATGCCTACATATCGATTTGAAAATACAGAGACTGGGGAAATCTTTGAGAAATGGATGCTAATGGCAGAAAAAGAACCATATCTCAAAGAAAATCCCCATCTTAATCCACTCATTCCAACTCAAATGAATGTTGGTGAGGTTGGAGATTGGAGGAATAAATTGACTGCCAAACATCCTTCTTGGAATGATGTTTTAGGTCGTGCTCAAAAAATGCCCGGATCAACCGTAAAGAAACTCTAATATGGCAAGAAGAAAAAGAGGAAACAATGACCAACCAATCGGAGTTGGTCTGACTGCTAAACAGGCAAAGAGAAGAAAGCCTTTAAGTTCCGAATATTTGGTTGATATAGAACCTCTTACAGAGAATCAAAAAAGACTTTTTAATTCTTATGCTGACGGAAAGCACATTGTTGCTTATGGTTGTGCCGGAACTGGTAAAACATTCATTACACTTTATAATGCTCTGGTAGATGTTCTTGATGAGAGAACTCCTTATGAAAAGATTTATCTCGTTAGATCTTTGGTTGCTACAAGAGAAATTGGATTTTTGCCTGGCAGTCACGATGATAAAGCAGACATTTACCAAATTCCTTATAAGAATATGGTAAAGTATATGTTCCAGATGCCTTCTGACGCAGACTTTGAGATGCTTTATGGAAACCTAAAGTCTCAAGAAACTGTCAAGTTTTGGTCAACCTCTTTTCTTCGTGGTACAACACTTGACAACTCTATCATTATTGTTGATGAATTTCAAAACCTGAATTTCCACGAACTAGATTCCATTATTACTCGTGTTGGTGAAAATACCAAGATTTGTTTCTGTGGTGATGCTTCTCAATCAGACTTGCAAAAAACAAACGAGCGCAATGGTATTGTAGATTTTATGACGGTATTGCGTAAAATGCCATCTTTTGATATAATTGAGTTTGGTGTAGAAGACATTGTTCGTTCTGGACTTGTCAAAGAATACATCGTTGCTAAATTGGATGCTGGTTTTTGATGTTTAATCATATTGATATTGAACTCCCAAAGTTGGAGCGTGAAACAATTGATGGAATTAGGTATTATAAATTACCTGATGAAGAAAAACTTATTAAACTAGTTTCTATTACATCTGTTACAAGTCATTTCAATCGTGAAATATTTGTCAAGTGGCGTAAAAAGGTTGGTGAAGAAGAGGCGCAGAAGATTACTAAAGCGGCTACTTCTCGCGGTACGGATATGCATTCTCTTACGGAGCACTATCTTAAAAATCAAGATCTTCCGTCTGTACCGCCGCTTCCGGATTTTCTTTTTAAAATTGCGAAGACGGAACTTAATAAGATAAATAATATTTACGCCCTTGAAGGGTCCCTATATAGTAAGCAATTGGGAATCGCTGGTACAGTCGATTGTATTGCAGAGTATAATGGTGAATTAGCAATAATTGACTTTAAGACTTCTAAAAAACCAAAACCCCGAGAATGGATTGAACATTACTTTGTTCAATGTATGGCATATGGAGCAATGCTTTATGAAATTAAAGGTATTGCTATTAAAAAACTTGTAATCATCATGGCGTGTGAAAATGGAGAATGTGTCGTTTATGAAGAATATGACAAATCAAAGTACCTCAAACTACTTACCCAATATATTAGAACATTTGTTAGAGACAAACTCGAACTCTATGGAACCAAATAAAGAATTAGAACAAGTCATAGAAAATAAGTTTCTGACTCCTTCAAAGTTTGCTCTAGAAATAGAGAAAATTGTAATTGAGGAAAACTTCAACAATATTGACGCAATCTGCCATTTTTGTGAGATTAATAGTCTTGAAGTTGAGTCAGTCACAAAACTTATTTCAAAACCTTTAAAGGAAAAGTTGAAATATGATGCGATTAGTCTAAACTTTATGAAAC